TGGTGAATATTTACACCATGGTTTCAATTAATATTTGTTGAAAAAGATATTTATTTAGGCTTCTTGTATGGTCATAAATCAAAACAAAAATATTATGAATCATAAAAACTGATAAATATGTTCGGTCCATCAAAGGATAAAAGAGTATATCATCCCATTTTAGTATACCCTGCTATAATTACACCTGACGATAATAATAATATTATAATAGGTGTAAATAATATAGCAAGTATTCCACATATTATACCAGAACCAACTTTTGCCCAGGGAATGTTCATGATAATACAAATATAATATTTATGTTATATTCATATTATATTTATATTATAATTTATCTAAGTTATCTAATTGTTTTTTTCTATTATGTGCTATAACACGCATATATTCTCCGCATTTAGCATTTGGAAATATTTTTTTAAATGCTTTAATATTCTTTTTTTCAATTTCAACCATTATTTTTTCACATAAAAATGTATCTAAATTAACAATATAAATCGCAAGTTTATCATATTTTTTTAATTTTAAAAGTTTTTTATATTCTTTTAGTTTTTCAGTATCATTATTTAAAACCATCATGTATATATATTATTTATATTATGAACTTGTCTGAAGAACTATTAAACAACATAACAGAATATAAAAAAAGAAAAAATATATCTGGTCCATTTGATGTGTGTTGGCAATGTAAGGAAACTAATCTTAGTGAAGATTTAAAAGGAATTAATTGTGATCATAAATATCATCATCATATAATAATATGTTTATGTAAAAAATGTAAAGACATAACAAAAAACAATATCGAAGATGATAATTGGGTTGAAGAATTAAGTAAAACATGCAGTGATAATAAAATAGAAATGAGTAAAGATACAATTAGAAAATCATATTTGAAATTCTATGAAAAAAAATATTTATATCATTATTTTGAGTTTGATTATAACAATACATTTGAATATTTTACAATAAACACAATATGCAATGAATGTATTAATGAATTTGTAAAAAATAATATGTGTGAACAAATTCCAGTTGATTAATCATATATGATGTATGTTTTTCTATGTGATTATCAATATCTAACATGGGAAAAAGATGAGAAAATGGCGTTATCATTCAATGATATCGTTTAGGATTTTGAACACAACTATATAATGAATACAAAAATTTTTAGATTAAATTACTCGGGAATAGAAACTTATTTTTATTTCATTTTTGTTCCAGAAAGTGAATTACAAACATATGTTTATAATTTAGATGAATATCCAATATATGTTTATTATACAGATATCAATAATATTGATAAAAAATATCCCAATTTTTACGAATTTATAAATGCGCATATAGATAATAAAACAATAATATCAAAATTTAGTAAAAAAAGCATTAAACAATATGTGGGTCTTTCTAATTTGGAATGAATGTTTAATTCTATGGGAATTAATTATTTTTGAGCATTCATTCCAAAATAAAATAACTTATATGTCAGAATCGTCGAATTAATAAAATATATAACCATATTATATAATATATGAAAATAATTAATTTTAATAATTTCGACCCGTCAAAAATAAATAAATTAGTTGAATCTCATCTTGGAAACTCCAAACTGGATAAAGGTTATGTATATATTGATAAGAATTTTAAAATATTTTGATGTTGTATATTACAAGAAGATAATATAAAAATAGATTGGATATATGCTAAAAAAGGTCATGGGACTGATTTTTTACAAAGAGTTGAACGGGCATTATTCAAAAAATATTCCAAAATTATTCTAAAAGTAAGTATTGATCCAAATGAAAAAGATGAATCAGTTATTCGAAGAATTAATTTTTATATAAAAAACAATTATAGAGTATTCCATATAAAATATAGAAAAAAATATGGACCACTATTAAGTATGTATAAAAATAAATGATAGATGTTAAATATACATGTTAATTCTGATGATAAAAATATAATATTAAACACATAAAACCAAGTTATCTGTGTAGAAATTCTTCAGGTGTATTACACGACACATCAAAACCAAAATTTACATGTCTTAAAACAGGCAAACTTTGTTGATTTTTTTTGCCGGTAAAACCGGCATTTTAAAACTTCAAGGGTGTAAAACTATCAGGTGTATTACACGATACATCAGAACCAAAATTTGCACGGCTTGAAACAGTCAAACTTTGTTGATTTTAAATGTTGTGAAACGGTGTTTTAAATCTTCATTGGTGTGAAATGAAGCGTAAAATAAAAACGACTCAAAGAATATTATTTTATGTAAAACAAAAATATTTAGAATGGTCAGTTTTACTGGATTCAGTAAGCATGGTACGAGGATAAATCATCCACTCGCTAATGCTTGTCCATATTTTTCGTGTTGTATTTCTTATTTGGGCTCAAGATATCTAAAACATTTGTGAGTGTTGATTGGTCAGGAAATACAACCTTTAACAAACGAAAACAGTGAAACAACTGCTACAAGTATCATACCTTTACGGGATGATGATATGGTGTTGCTGATTCATTTATTTTCGCAAGAAAATAAATCCGCACAACCAAAATTCACATGTTCTATTAACAGGCAAACTTTAAAATGTTCGTTTTAAATCTTCATCGGTACAAAGGATCATATTTATTTGTGTTTGAATTTTATAACATTTTTCCAAATATTTTAGTACAACCAAACTTATGTAAAAATTCGAACATAAAATATAATCAATACACCAGTACAAAATTATTTTTAATTATTTTTAAGTATTTTTTCTAACAATTTCCATTATTTTTTTTGTGGTGAATTCATCTATTTCTGGAATAATAATTTTCAAAGTTATTTTATTGATAATGTTTTTGTTCATTATTTTAACAATAATTTTATCAATATGTTCATTGGAAATATCAACTAAAATAATAGTTTTGGACAGATCTATCAATTCTCGTTTTAATTTGTCAACAGATTTACAATTTTTGTTTGGTTCAACTAATCTTGATTCGTCAAATTTAATGTTTGATTTAACTGATTTTATGTTGAATAATTTTGATTTGTTAGATGAAATTTTTGATTTTGAGAGTTTATTAACAGAAACAATTTTATTTTTTCCACTGTAATTTTTGTCAATGTTGATTATTTTAATACTCATATATTCAATAAATTAAACTTTTTCTAATTTGAAACGCTTTTGGGTTTATATTTGGTTGTACTTTCAGTAACATTATTAAATTCTATCCAAAGTTTAGACCAAATCAAACTTATCATGTACCAAAAAGGAAAATAATCTAATCTTACTACATTATTAATGGAATAATGAGAAATATAATTTTTTTCCCAAGGACAAATAAAATATTTTTTTAAAAATGAACCGTACAAGAGTTCAAAAAACATTATGTTTAGTGAAACAAATAAAGATTTAATAAATATATTTTTTATTATTTTATCAGATATCCAAAATATGACAGGTAATAATGAATAAATAGGTATCATCCATAAATAAGTATATCCAATCAATTTATTATCATAAATACTAAAATAATCACTAATTGCTGTAAAAATAACTTCATTTGTTATACCAATACTACACCATGTAATAGAATTTATAATAATTTTTTTGATAGAATTTTCAAATTTGTTTGTTTGTGTGAGAAACACCATAACAAATTTAATTTGTTTCTTTTTTAACTATAAAGTTTTACACCAATGAACTTTTTGGATAGAACATGTTTGTACCCATAGATATTTCATTGATGGCAAATCCTTTAATGTACACCTAATGACTGATTTATTTTGTGGAACATAAATTCACGCTTCTTGTTATAATCATAAACAAAAATATTACGAATCATGAAAAAAATAAATCAGCTCATTTCATAAAGGACAATGGGAGTTTTTTTTATCTGAAAAACCATAACTGAGTGATGGATCACATGTTCAAAATTCAACAAAAATAACCTTAATTAACTTTTGAAAAAGGTTAAATGACAAATTTGAAATTTAAATTGATTTGATTATAACAACAAATATGGAATTTATTTTAGATAATATTAATGAACTTGCCAAAAATAATTATAAATATATCGAAATAACAATGGGGAAAAAAATATCAAATAATATTTTTGACAGCGAAATAAACAAAAAAATTTTTGATAAAACATTGGATTTTTTCAAAAATAAATTTAACAATCATAAAAAAATAAATAGTAAGAATTACTACAAAGATAATTTAAGATTAAACATAAATGAAAAATTCCAACAAAGATGTTTTAAAATGGATATAATTGATTGTAAAATAGTTACAACAAATAAATCAAGTTTTTTAATAAATTTTGGGGAAAGAAAAATGATATCAATAGAAAATTTTCCAATGATTTATAATTATGATAATGTTGTAGAAAGAAAAATAATATCACACAACGTCAAAAATAAATTTTATATAAATTTTACAACTGATAAAATTGATAATGAAATATACCACAATATTTCATTATTTATGACAAAAAAAAATGGTAAAAATGAAGAAATAATTAAACTGATCCAACTTTATTTGGATATTTTAGAAGAGATATTTCATAAATACTCAATTTGATTTTACAATGAAAATTATTTTTTTACACCGACAAAATTCCCATGCAAAATTTAAAGTTTACATGTTTTAGGGTTTCATGACGCGAAAGCTGATGAGCAAAAATAATATTTTTTTTAGTCATTTTTGTCCCCATTTTACACCTTCATTGGTGTGAATGGTTCTTGGATATATAGATTTTTTTATGATTCACAAGACATACATTTCTTGATCAAATAAGAAATTTTTTTTTTTAATTCAAATTTGTCAGTATATTTTAGCCAGACCATTTTCTATCAACCACTCATTTATATTGATATTATGGTGATATATTATTCCCAACCATCTTCCATATTTTCCTTTTTTATCCTTGATAGTTTGTAAAATAATATCTTTATTTAATATTTTTTCTCTTAATTTATCTCGTGATATTATCCCAATTTTTTTATTTTGACCTCTTATTTCTGGAGCATCCAATCCATATAGTCTTATTTTTTGTTTTCTCATTATTATTCCAAATCCACAATCAATATCACATGTTATTGTATCAGCATCATAAATTTTGCACACATGAGCATTGTAATAATATATTTTATCCATTTATTATTAAAAAACATCTTTTTGTACAAACACGTTTTGAATTTCATAAAAATAAATTTTTGTTGTGGAGAGGCCATGTTTGGTAAAAATGATAACAATTCCAAAGGTGCAAATCCATTTATCAGTGATTGTTTTTGAATTATGAATAAAAAAGAAAAATCGATTGGTGTAATTTCAAAAAAATATAAATTTAAGTGTTATTTTGATGGACCATCTTGGTTTAAATTTGTCGTGTTATGGTTATAAACCAAAATACCATTAACCAAAAAAATTTTGTTCAGTCCATCAAAAGATAATTTTCCAAGAACACAAATCATCAAACTTTAACTTATTAGTTTCCAATACAATATCACCCACAGAAAATATCTGTTCAAAAACATCAAATGTTAATTTTGTCTCTTTGAAAAAAACATCAAATAATACATAGTAACCTAAGTTATATGAATATGGTCATGTACAATTCTAAGGAAGGTTAGAATGTACATATCTAATGATAAACTAATTATTTAGTTTTGGGTGTATTTATATCACCAGTTCATAAATAATATTGCTTAATTTTTAATTCTGGTTGGTGTAATTTGTTAATTTTGTTATCTTGAGGACTTATTTATACAATATTTTAATTGGCTAAAAAAAAAACTCGGTAGGATTGGTTTCAGAGTCAAATGAACAAAATGTTTTTTTTGATATTTGATTCATGTTTCTTTTCATGAACAAAATACCAATAACCATGAAAAAATTAGTTCAGTACATAAAAAAATATTGATTGTGTTGATTTCATTATTCATGAAAATGTTACATCCATTCAATGTCGAAATATACTTGACATTTTGTCATATTTTGTCATTTGTGTGTGTTTTGAGGGAAATAAATTTGATACGTTTAGTAAAAACATCAGTTTGTTCATATGAATATCATTGAAAATTAAAATATTAGTTCATGTCAATGAATATCAAAACACAAGTGATAACAAGTTTAATAGCGAGTATTTTGGCAAGTGTGTTGGCAATTGTTGTGTCAATCACAGAAAATAAAGTTTCAAGGAACAAACACATTGTTAAAATGACTATTGTTGTTTTTTTATCTGTGTTAGTGTCATTATTTTTCATGAACAAAAATGATATTGTTTCACAAACAATCCACACAGGAACACCCAATTTCTAAACAAACTTTTGATTTTTTTATTTGAATTTATATTTTTCAATTTTGTAATTTTTTTATTGTTCAATTTAGAATAATTCAAATATATGATTTAATTTCTTCTAAATGGTATATTCCTTGGAACATATTACACCGACCGACATTTAAAATGAAACAAAAAGTTTCGAGTAGGAAATCTAAATGTCCATGATATAAATACACTCTCCAGAGTATTCCTACTGCTCCTCGAGCCGTCTACCACTTGACGCCTTTTCAGGGGTTGGTAGATTTTATTTGTGAGTGTTTTTACTCCTTTATATAATATGTTCCATATTGGTTTAATTTTGAAAACTCAGATGAACATGGTGAATAGGAAGCAATGGAAACAAACAACCTTATGCTACATTATATAATAATGATATGTCTTTGAGTCATTTTTGTTTCATTTTAAATATTGGTCGGTGTAACATGATTTTCATCCTATGGATGTTTCAACAGATCAAGCACAAATTGTATATGGATCATATCATTTATTTTTGTTATTCCATTTTTTTGTTTTGTTACAATTTGATGTGTTGTTTTTGGTATATCCTTTAATGGACTTTAGCATGTTCATATAATGGTTTAAATTAATATTTGTTGAAAAATATATTTTGGCTTCTTGTATGGTCATAAATCAAAACCAAAAAACATTTTAATGATTCAGTCCATTAAATGATATAAAACACATCTACAAAATTTTATTTTTTCGTTAAAAAGACTTGTTTTTCTATGTTTAGTTGGCAATTTTATTTCACATTTGTAATATTGATCAGTATTTTTTGGACAAGCTCTTTTTGTAGTTCCTGAAGAATCACATATTGAACACCATTTTCTATTTTTTTTAACAGTTTTAGTCATACACCAATAAAATATTTTTAGATTGGTTCAATAATTTTTTTATTATTTTGTTGTTATATCAAACAAAAATAATTGCTTATTGTAAAATGAACAATTCGAGTTTGATTGATCCTTATAAATTGTTTGGAATTGATCCCAACAATCCTTCTTTAAAAAAATTAAAAAAAAAATATTATAATTTAGCTCTTATTTGTCATCCAGATAAAGGAGGAGATAAAAAATCAATGGATATTATTTATAAATCATATTTGTATATCAAAAATCAATTTGATAACTGTTCAAATATCAAAAATTTTGAAGAATTAGAAAATGAATTTGAAGAGTTTTGTAGAAATCAAAAAAATAAACCACCACCATTCAGAAATATTTGGGAAGAATCTGATGAATGTAAAAAAATGAAAGAATTCAACAAAGAATTTGATAAACTATCAAATGATCAAAAATCATTTATTGAGGTTGATTATTTTGATTTGGGATATGGTCATTTAATGGATAAATCAGAATATGTTGGTAAATCATCAAAATTAAAAAAATTCAAAAAAATCAACTGTAATATTAAAAAACAAAAACATGTTAAAAATACTTTTTCAAATGAAATGATTTTTTATAAAAAAATTCAAACAATACCAATAGGTTATGGAAATATCAAAAGATTTGATACAAAAAAAATTAATGATTTTTCTGGGAAAGTGGGATATATAAGCATGTGTGATTATAAAAAAGCTTTTAGTGAAAATAAATTTGAGGATTATGAGATTATCAATGAAAAAATATATAATTTTGACAAAGAATACAAGGATTTATTAAAAAAAAGGGCTTGTGACTATAATTCAATTAAAGCAGTGATACACTGTTAAAATTCATTTTAGGTAATAAAGAAGACACTGATGTTTTAACATCCAAAAAATCAATGTTTTTAAAAATATCTGATCTTTCTGTTGAGTCTAACCATTCGTTCCATTCTAAATCTGATTTCCATTTTGCCATTGTCAAAATTCTATCATAATTATTCAGATCCCAAAAACTTTGACTATTAATAAATCCCGATTGTTTTGTTGCACTATCTGTTATTAGATTAGAAATTTTACACATATGATCAATTAATGGAAGAAACAATATAATATTTTTTTTGACATGAAAAGTTTTAGTGATTAAAAGTGTGATAGTCATTTTAATTTCCTAGTTTAGAAAATTTATTTATCAAATTTTTTGTGATTTGACACAAATTATAATGATTTTTAAATTTTAATGGACTAAATAAATTATCCTATTTATTCTTAATTTCTATTCTTTAATGGACTGAATTATTAAAATGTTTTTTTGTTTTGATTTATGACCATACAAGAAGCCTGGATAATATATTTTTCAACAAATATTAATTGAAACCATTATATGAACATACTAAAGTCCATTAAATGATAAAAATTACATGAATTCTGCTGGATATTCTGAAATGATTGTGACTGTTTAACCAATTTTTTGGAACAAATCAGTAATTTATGATATAAAATTGATATCTATCTCAATTGTTTTATTAATTTCCATCAAAATTATCCTTTAATGGACTGAACATATTTATTAAAATGTTGTTTTGTTTTAATTTATGACCATGCAAGAAGCCTAAAATAAATATATTTTTCGAAAAATATATTGATTGAACTCATGGTGAAATATACACCATAGTCCATTAAAGGATATAAATTCCACCGGAAATTCCAAAATTATTGTGAATATGAGAGTTCCATTTGTTAGATTTCAAATAATTTTCACCAATGATTTTTTTATTTTCAGTAAATTTTTTTTAGAAATTAATAAAATTTATCTAAAAATATTTTTAGATTTTGTTCACATAATTATCAATTCTTTCATGAAATTTATGAATTTAAGAATGATCAGAGATAGAGTTCATGATATTTTTGATATTGATTTATAAAATTGATTTGAGTATTTAAAATTTAATTATAAGAAATGATACTTGTTATAGTTGAGTCACCAGCTAAATGTAAAAAAATAAATTCTTTTTTAGGGAAAAATTACATGGTTAAAGCAAGTTTTGGACATATAAGAGATTTAGTCAAAGGACTAAAAGCTATTGACATTAAAAATAATTATAAACCAACATATAGATCTTTACCTTCTAAATCTAAGGTTATCAAAGAATTAAAACAAGCTTCCAAAAAAGCAACTGAAGTTATAATTGCCAGTGATTTAGATAGAGAAGGTGAAGCCATAGGTTTTCATGTTGCTAAAATATTAAAATTAAATATTACCACAACAAAAAGAATAGTTTTTAATCAAATAACTAAAAAAGCTGTTTTAGATGCATTAAATAATCCAAAAACCATAGATATGAATTTATTTAATTCTCAACAAGCCAGAAGAATAATGGACAGATTAGTGGGATTTGAATTATCACCATTACTTTGGAAACATGTCAATAAAAATTTATCAGCAGGCAGATGTCAATCTCCCGCTCTAAGATTGGTTTATGATAGAGAGAAAAAAATAGAAAACTTTTCTTCTAATTGTTATTTTGAAACAACCGGAGATTTCGATACTGCCAATAAATTAGAATTAAATGGAGTATTTAAGAAAAAATATAATAAATTAGAAGATGTAAAATTATTGTTGGATAATTGTAAAACTTCCATTTTCAAAATAACAAAAATAACAAAAAAAATTGGAACAAATAGACCATCACCTCCATTCACAACATCATCTCTTCAACAAGAATCTTCAAATAAATATGGATTTTCTCCCAAATTAACTATGCAAATTGCCCAAAAATTATATGAAGCAGGAAAAATAACATATATGAGAACTGATTCAGTAGCTCTATCAGAAGAAGCAATGTTAAAAGCTAAGGATTTCATATTAGATAAATTTGGTAAGAAATATTACCAGAAAAGATTCTATAAAAATAAATCTAAATCAAGTCAAGAAGCACACGAAGCTATCAGACCAGTATATTTCAAAGAAAATGAACTCAAAGGAAATTTTTTGGATTCTCAAAAAAAACTATATAAATTGATTCATAAAAGAGCTACAGCATGTCAAATGAAAGATGCTAAAAAAAATAATTTCAATATAATTATCTCAATGTCAAATAGAAATGATTTGGTGGAATGTAAGATAGAGGAAATAATATTTTTGGGATATTTGAAGATTTATGATGTTTGTCTAACTGATAAGAATGAAAAACTCCATAATTTGAAAGAAAATGAAATAGTGATTTATGAAACTGTAGAAAGCAAGGAAAAACATACAAAAGCAACCGGAAGATATACAGAAGCTTCATTAGTGAAGGCATTGGAAAAAAAAGGTATTGGAAGACCTTCAACATTTAGTAATTTGATAGGAACTATTCAAGATAGAAAATATGTTGTAAAAGAGACAAGAAAAGGAAAAGATAAAGAAATAATTGTTCTAACCTTAAATAATGGGATATCTAAAATAAAAATAAAAAAGGATAAAATTTCAATGGGAAATGAAAAAAATAAATTATTTATAACAGATATTGGAATTGCTACAATAGAGTTTTTAATAAAACATTTTCCAAAATTATTAGAATATAATTTCACAAGTGAGATAGAAAAAGAGTTGGACAAAATAGCAAAAGGTGAATTAGTTTGGTACTCGGTAATTGATTTGGTATACAATGGTTTTCATCCGAAAGTTTTAAAACTAAAAACACAAAATAAAGATGATAATAAAAGATTATTAGGAGAGCACAATGGGGAAAAGGTTTTTGTATATTTGGGGAAATATGGTCCTGTAGCTCAATTAGGAAATAAAACAGAACATAAAAAAAATAAATTCTACTCAATTCCAAAAGATAAATCAATAAAAACTATTACTTTAGAAGATATGATTGATTTGATGAAATATCCTAAAGACATAGGTCTTCACGATGGGAAACCAATCTTAGTAAAAAGAGGACCTTTTGGTGTTTATTTGAATTATAACAATAGGAATATTTCTTTAAAAGAAGTTGATATAGACACTTTAGATTTTCCAAAAGCTATTAAAATAATAAACAAACAAAAAAATAACTTGATTAAAACTATTTCTAAAGATATGATAATAACAAATGGGCTTTATGGACCATATATAAAATGCCAAAAAGGAAATTTCTCAATTCCCAAAAAAATAGATCCAGAAACACTTGATTTGAAAATGTGTGAAGAAATTATGGAAGCCAAAACAAAACGGAAAAAGAAAACCAAGAAAATCAAAAAAACCGATAAAATCAAAAAAATCAAAAAAATCAAAAAAACCAAAAAAACCAAAAAAATCAAAAAAATCAAAAAAACCACAAAAAATTAAATATAAACATGTTGGGTTATTTTGAACTTTTGCTATTTGTTCAAATACCAACTTAGCAATATTTTTAATGAAAATTTGAACCAAACAAAAACAAATATCAAAGGTTTCACACAGTATGATTTGCCCAACCATCAGTAAATAGAATTATGAACTGTTAGATATGTTCAAACAAAACAATCATCCACAATAAGAATTTTTTTGTTTCAAAAAGTCACAAATAAACACACCAAAGATCATTCAAAACAAATATCATTTTTGTTGTTCTATCTTTAACTCCAGTTTTTTCAATGATTCTTAATATTTTGGTTCATGACCACAAAACATGAATTTGTATCTCAGCAAATATTGATTAAAACCATGGCATTAATTTGTATTATGGTTTAAAAATATAAATAAATCCTCTGTTTTTTTTGAACAAGTAGTAAAAGTTAAATAAGAACTATTCAATATTAAACATGTTATACAAATCAATTTTCATGGCATTTAAATGTGTGGATTGAATAATTAACCATATTTTGAAAAAAATCATAATATTGTTCGATGTCACACAGTTTTTTTGACTTGTTCTTCATTGTAATATATGTTTCCCATTAAATTTTTTATTCCAGTACCAATTTCTTTATCAATTTCTTTACAAGATAATGGGCCAAATGTGATATCCTCTATTTCATTTACAATAAATTTAGGCTCATTCAATTCACAATTATTACTTACACAAATATCAATTCTATTACATGTTAATTTTATTCCATTTTCGTTCAATTTATCAAACACTTTTTTACATAAGATTTTCAATGCTTCTATGATTTTTATTGGTCTAAAAAAATTATTCATTTTAGATATTATGTTTTGTACCTTTGACTCATTCAATGTTTCTATTCCTTTATCGTACTCCCATCCTTCATAATAATTTTTTTTTAAAAATTCCACATTATAAGGGATTATTTTATCACCAATAATAGTTTTGGTTAAAATGTCAATACCGAAATATATCTCAAATTCAGAATCATCAATATCTCTTAAAAATAAGATATCTAAATCTAATGGTTTTTCTAATAATTTTTGACGTATCCCAAATTTTCTAAATCTCATTCCATCAATTGTACCATGTATTATGCCAGTGTCAAAATATGAATGTGTGATGGCCAATATATGACCATTAACACAAAAACATCTAAATTCACCTATTAATTCAATATATTTATTAATTTTTTCTATTATTAAACCACCATTATATCCTATACAATCTATTTTATTTGGTTTTGTGTTTAAGTACACTGCCAACCAATACAAATAATCTTTGTCAACATGATAAATACTGTTTGTTGATATGGTTACACATGATGAACTTCCGCCATAAGGTGTTTTAATGACTGGATAATTCACACCTTCTTCAAAATCAACTTCACTTAGTTCTTCCATTATTTGTACTAATTCTTCAAATTTAGCACTGCTGAGAATTTCCTCGTTAAAATCAAATAATAATGTTTCTTTATCAATTAAATCAAATCTTTTTAAAATTTTCAAATAATCAATTTTCGAATTAATTAATTCTAAATTGTTCATTGGAGGTAAATAAATATTTTTAGAATCATCTTTGATTTCTTGTATTGAGTACTTAATTTTTGCCAAAAAATATTTGTAAATCAGGTTTGCTTTCATGAATTGTTCTCTGAAATTTTCATTTGTGTAAGATAATTCAAAATCACCTATTCTTGAGTATGGACTTCCAGATATTTTCCTGTTTGTTTGTTCAAGTACAAATAAATTATTTCGAAGTTTTGAGAAATGTATGTTTCCCATTATAACTCTCCATCCTGAACTTTCAAATAATTGTTTATTTTGTATCAATGAATAATCTTTTGATAAACCTCCTAAAATATTTTTGATAAATTTTTTTAGGATGAATTTTCCTTTTTTTGAAAAAATACTGATTGATTTATTTGTCAAAGGGTCTATTATTTTATTCATTATATTAATGAAATATTATTGTTTGTACTGATCCATTTATCAACTATCATTGGATGAAAGATTAATTTGAATTTAATTTATTTCATCCAAATAATCGTTTATTTCTTCTGGTGCTGGTGCTGGTGCTGGTGCTGCGTTGGGTGGCCGTTGTTCCCAGCATCCATCAGT